CCAGCACTTCCCGCCCCAAGTTATCTTGGAACACGGGACATGCTGAGCACGGCTTTGATCAGGCCAAGTAATTTCTTCGCATTAACAGCTTTGTTAGTAAGTGCAAAGGTGATGCTTTTCATCTTTAGAAATTCCTTCAGATCGTTTATGACAACTATCTTGGACCGATTAGGTTCAAGTTATCATTTACGTTATGATCACATCCGCAACGTTTTTATTGATACTCCTGGTATCAATAACAAACCTGCTCGCAACCATACACATCCAACTTCCGCTGCAGCTAGATCCGACGGATCAGCCACCATCAATCAGGTCATTAAACGTTTAGGTCTTATGCCCTACTCATTCCAGATGAGTGCATCTGATGCCCGTAAAGGTACATTAGGTTCACGAGTTTGGTATTGGGTTAAGGACCTAACTGTCAAACCTGCCATTTTCAAACCACCAGCCGATAGTTGTGTATTCATGATCGATACGGATCATTATGTAGATATGCCACGTTACCTAACGCAAAACTTCGCACCGCTGTTCTTGCGAACCTTACAACCTTCACGTGTGGCCTCTATTAATAATGAATATTCGTACAAATTTGATGAAAACAACGTCATTGATTATAAAGTCAGTGGCGGGGGTTCATATAAACATCAAATTTGGAATTATCAACAAGATCATGTATGGTGTTTCACTTGGTCATTATTCACACCTATTCCAGTTTGGACCTCCTATCTTATTGAAAGGAGGGCAAACTCCACCGATCATGACCTCGTATGTTTCGTTCCATTGAAGAAGTATACTGGATTATTGGCTCTCGTCGCCAGGGTTTTCCTATCAGGAAATAAACTGGCACGTTATGTCGTAAACCATGGTACCTTCAATATTCTAGATGTTCGCACACCAGATGGACATACCATCAGCATTGGTACACCTAACGAATATGTTAGTGCCAATGTTGACAGGACGTCTTTTGAAGCTGCACTTGGTGTAGCTCGAGCATTAAAGAATGAAGTAACAATGCCATCTATTGAAACATTGTTACCGGAAATGGACAAATCCTCGTTAAAAGTTACCTCCGCGCTAATTACGAATTTAGTACGAACAAAGGTTGGCCCAAAACCAATGTTCGTATTTCCCGTAAAGGATGCCGTTCGTCGTTACCAATTTGGTACTTTTGACCCTGAAGCTAGACCTAGCTTGGTGCCATTCATGTCCCCCTTAATTCATTCAGCTTATGCCCCGGATGAATCTTTGGATAATGAATTACGTGCCATCCAAGCAAGGATCACGGATTTGAAGAAACAAGTAGAAACCCCGCCGACCGCCTTTGAACTACAAATTATGGATGAATTTGCGGAATTGTTAATTCCAATTAAACATCAAGGTTCACCTGAAGACCATGATTATCTCATGGAACAACAAGACAAACCCACTCAACGACGATTGGTTGACATGGCTGCTGCTATGTTATCCACATCAAAATCTTTTGTTCAATCCTTCTTGAAGCGCGAAGCGAGTGCGACACCTAGTGACCCACGTGTTATTTCCATAGTACAACCTCGGGTGAAATATGATTATTCATTGTTCATTTATGGCTTTTCACATGCTGTAATGTCAAATCAACAATGGTATGCATTTTCACGTACTCCTGTTCAAGTCGCGAACAAGGTTACTTCCATAGCTGAACAATCTGCAACCATGGCCGTAACTGACTATTCCCGATTTGATGGCCATAAAGATTCCAAAGCAAGAGAATTAGAGCGTCGCGTTATGCTACGTTTCTTCAGACCTTGTTACCACAACGAACTTATGGAAATCCACAACAGGACATATAACCTTGTTGGCTATGGTAGATATGGATCGAAATATGAAACAGGATTTGCTCAAAATTCTGGTGATCCAGCAACGAGTACGTTTAACACAATGCTCAATGCCTTTCTAGCATATTTCGCCTTACG